CAAAGCCGAAAGCTCTCCGGCAGTTTCATTACCGCGCAGCTGAACGTTTGAGCCCTCGAGGAACTGACGGTTTTCCTCGGCATTGATATCACGAGTCTGAGTGAGTTCAGCGCCTCGACGAGCCAGCTCGGCTTGAGCCTCAGAAGCAGATATCTGGAACGCAGGGTCAGCTTGAGACTCGAAAGGCCCCATTCCTCCATATCCGTACAGCTTGCCTTGGGTTGCAGCGACATCTCGACGAACTCTCTTCTTATTGAAGTCGGCCATCTTCTCCTCAAGCGTGGCACCTTGCAGTTGGCCCACTCCTGACTGAAGCGCGTTGATCATCAACTGACGCTCCATTGCTCGCTGCTCATCCCGCTTCTGAAGTTCCTCTTGCAGCAATGCCTGACGAGCCCTGTTCCGCTCACGGATCTGCTCGTTGGTCCCAGTGAACTCGCCGGCCAGACCGCCGGTCAGCATGGTAAGACCCTTGAGGAACGGATTGATGCGCCGTGAAGCGGCGGCTTCGAGATCAACCGAGTAGTTTTGCGGTGTAGCCATAGATCGTTAGCTGAGTTCGTTGAGGATGGACCGACGGGCCATGCGCCCGCCCATGCTCCGCATCGCCGCTGCGAGGATCTCCTCGGGATCGTAGTTGATGTCGCGGAAGCTCCTGAGCAGGGCCTCCGGAGCCCGGCGGGTATCGGTGGGAATGGTGGTGAGTTCGGGGAACGGAGTTACCGTGATCGGTCTGTTGGTGATCGACGGTCCGGTCAGCGGAGGCCGTGTGAACGTGGGTTCGATGAACTGAAAAGGAGTGAATGTTTCTGGCTCTCCTCTCGTTCGAGTGGTAGGCTGTCTGACTGCGACGTATTCAGTCTTTTTCTCGGCAGGTGGTGTAGTGGTCTCCGTCTTGGTAGGCGGAGTCGTGACGACAGGTGGCTTTGTATCGACCGGGATCGTTACGTTAACGGGATCGGTCTCGAAACGTGGGCCAACGAGAGGGGTGTCTGGGAGTTTGGTTGCAGGGCCAAATCCCGTTTCCCAATCATAAACCCTGCCGTCATTATCTACGAAATAGTCCCCAATTTTAACTCCAGGCATGTTAGGCACAGGAGTTCCATATTCCATTCCGAAATATGGCGAATCTGGATTGGTGACAACCTTTCTTCCGCCACCGCCTCCACCCGGAACAACGGCTGTGCCCCACGGAGAGGTAGTCTGCTTCGCTGTTTGCTGACTTGTGACTTGTTCATCTGGACCAGGCAAATAGACGACACCGATTCCCGTGGAGGGATCATATTCTCCAGGCTTGTATGACACCTGCCCTGTCGATGGAGAGGTTGTGGTCGTCTTGGTGGGTGTTGATGTTGCAACACCGCCTCCTGTTGCAGGTTGAGTCCTGTTGAATCCACCGCCCAAGTTGTCGAAACCACCTCCTCCTCCGGTGGCCATGGTGGTTGGACCTCCGTAATAGCTCATCGGATCGACCGGAGGCTCAGCGTATCCGGACGGAGTGACAGGTGGAAATGCCCTTCGCAGGTCTGGTTGAGTGTATGAAACCGTCTGCGTTGGTGCATAGTTGAGCGACACCGGGGGCTGAAGGTCTTCCAACGCGAGCAGATACCGCTCGAACGGAGAGATGGGCTCTGTCGGATATGATCCGATGAACTCAACCGTCGTGTCTGGTTCCTTCCCTTTGACCCCGTAGGTCTGCTCGGTCAGCGTGTCGAGTGGCGTTCCGATTTCAGCCATGGTTTAGCCTCCTAGATTGAAACCGCCTCTACCATAAGCAGATCCAAGATTTGCGATGCCTCCGGTGAGTCCGCTGATCATGGCCAGCGGAGACCCTGCCTGCGATGCTTGGAACTGGTTCTGGGCGTTCGCAAGAGCGAAGTTGGATCCCATCTGCATGAGCTGCCCCGGCGATGCCATCTGAGGGCCTTGCAAGAGCTGAGGAGCTGCGAACGGAGAAGCGCCCTGCTGGAGACCGCCGAGCTGAGCGGCCTGCGAAACGATCGGCTGGAGTCCCAAGGCGGACTGGATGTTGGCGATGTTCTGCTGGCCCACATTCTGCCGCTGCTGCTGCTGAGCCATCTGGCCAGCGAAAGTCTGCTGCGCCGCCGTATTCCGCTGTCCGGTGGCAGCGAGGATGTTCTGGAACGCCTCCTGAGCCTGTCGATTGGCGACATCGCTTGTGGTCTGACCGCTCTGGAGTAGGCCAAGAGCTTGCTGACGGCGTTGAACATCCGCGTTGGAGATCGCCTCGTTGACGGCGCGGGCTTCGCGGAATGCGGAGAGGTTGCCGAGGATGTTGCCGGTGGCGGTTCCACGGGCGCGGGCGGCCTGTTCTGCGGCTCGCATCATGGCGGGATCGAGCGTCCCTGCCTGGGCCAGACCGGATGCGATCTGGCGTTCGAGATCCCTACGCATCTGGGCCGCAGAACCGACATCCTGCGGCGCGGCAGGCATTCCGACACGCTCGTAGGTGGGGGCTTCAGGAACGGCTTGTGCCTCCTGAGCAGCTCCCTGCCTCATGTCCTCCAAGAATTTTTCGTAGAGCCCGAAGCGAGTGGGATCTAGGGCTTCGAGTTCAGCGCGGCGCTGACGGGCAAATGCTTGGCCTAGATTTCTGCCGCCACCCACATCTTGTGTGGATGCCTGAAGCTGAAGTTTGGCCAGCTCGGGAGCTATCCGAGCGAGTTCAAGGGCGGTTTGGCGACTGAGATCAACGTCGCCGCTTCCGGTAAAATCGTAAGCTCTCGTGATGGGCTGGCCGGACGCATCGAGCCTAGGATTGCCCTCCTTATCGAGGACGATGTAGCTGCCTTTCTGGCCCATGCGGCCAGCAAGTTCCAGTTCCCGAATGATCGGGAAGGTTTCCATTTGGGCGTACACGGCTTCCCGGTTCGCCGCCGCCATGTCTGGTGCCCTGTATGTTCCACCCATATCAAATCCTGTTCATCAGAAGTGTGTGATACCGCTGAAAATCGTACAAACGGGAAACGCCTTTCCGCACCCCTCCCAGCTTTGTGACCTGTGGCGGGCACATGTTCTTCATGGCCAACCACAGGGTTTGCACCGCCAACGGCTTGGTTGTCGCCACCATCTCGATCCATGCGATATGGCCGTCGGGGTAATCGGCGTAGATGTCTTCCGCCTGTTCCGCAGAATGCAGGAACCGAACGGCTCCTACTCCACAGCATTCGCCATTCTCATCCTGCACGATCCCGATTTGCTTCTTGGCGTTGAAGATTCCGATCCAGTTGAGGATCTGGTCATTGTTCCACGTGGAACAAGTGGGCCACTTCTCCTTCAGCAGCTTGGCAGCGGCGATGATGGTGGGGTGCGGCGTCATTGCTGTGGCCGCACGGAATCAACGAACCCGGACAGGATCGTGGACTGAAGGCTCAGTCGGCTTCCGTTTGTAGTGTTGATCTTGAACTGGATGGTGTTCCAGCGTCCACGGCTGATGAGGTTGTATGCAGCCAAGTACTTCTGGGTATTAGGAATGCTGATGGCTGGATCGATGCTTGTGAACGATCCGCTCATGTTGGTGGAGAACGAGAGCGCGGCACCGATGCTCGAAGTGTACGGGTTATCGAGCGCGATCTGGATGCTGTATCCGATCTTGTCGGGGATCGGTTCACCGAGGTTGTACGCCTTGGTGATGACCGATGATTCGTAGGCGCTGCCGCCGTCGAGGTAGGCCGAGCTGGAGATGGGGCTGAGGCGGGTGTTGGGCAGGTAGTCGTTGAAGGACCAGACCTGGCCAGCGCCGTCGCTCAGCGAGATGATTTCGCCGGCGAACATGAGGACAGGCCCGAACTCGGAGAATGCGGTAGGGATGAAGTCGTTGACCTGCCAGTTGTCCCAGTAGCCGAGCCACGAGCGGGCCAGTGAATGATAGACGATGACCGCGTTGTTGCGGATGAAAGCGCCTTCCATTTCGAGGTCTGATCCAGATTCCAGTAGCAGCGCGGACTCGTTCTCAAGGCCAACGGAGAATGGCCCGCTTGTGATAAACGGGACCGCGAGCAGATAGCGGTTGTTCCAGAAGACCCCGTCGCACAGTTCGAGCTTGGTCTTGTCGATGCGACTGATGAGGTCGTTGATCGGGCTGGAGAGCGCGAGGCCGACGCTGGTCTGGGTGCCCGCTTGGATCTGAGCCATCGAGCGGATGCCGTCGCGGGACAGGAAGAAGACGTCGGCACCCACGGCTGCGATGGACCGGTGCGAGGAGCATCCGATGTTCCCGCTGATGATGGAGATGATCCAGTCGGCGGGATCCTGCGTAGGATCGGCGTCCACGCTCCAGATGGAGCGTTCCTTGAAGACGAGCAGCTTGTACCCGAACCACGAGTAGAGGCCACGGATAGGATCGCCGTCGCCGCCAACGCGGATTGATCCGAGCGGATCCCACGTTTCACCGTCGAGGATGTCCGAGAAGAAGAGTGTGTCCGGGGGGTTGGAGGTATCTGCTGACGCGCACCAGAGTTGATTGGTGTGGGTGGTGAGGTAGAGCGGTTTGCCCGGGGGAGTGAGAGAAACGTATGCGACCGCGTGAGCGCCGCCGCCACCGCTGATGTTGACCGTTGGAGCCGTGATGTAACCGCTGCCAGGGTTGGTGATGTTGATGGCGACCAAGTTGCCATCGTTGGCCACGATGGCGGTGGCGGTGGCGGTCGTTCCGCTTGGAGGAGCGGAGATGGTGACAGTAGGGATGTTGGATAGGTTCGATCCCTGATTGATGACATCGATGCGGCTGATCTTGCCGGCGACCACTGAAGAGTTGGCGTTGGCGCTGGTGATGTACTTCAGTGATCCGATGCCGTCCGAGTAGAACAGTTTGTCGTTGAGCTGCGCGAAATAGACGTAGGTCGCCAGCGAGCTGATCGTTGAGCCTGCGATCTGGTTGTACGAGATGCCCGGGGAACCGTAGTACAGGCTCTGGACGGATGTGTTTCGGTCGTTGACTGCGATGACCAGACGTTCGGATGTGGCCGTGTCGAAGTAGAATCCGGAGATGACCTCTGCGTTGGTCGGGAGATTGGATCCGAAGTAGGATGTCGTTGATTCCCAAGCGGTGACGACATCTTCCCAGTTGGATGAGAGAGCGTTTCCGGAGAGCGAGATGGTCCCGAGGCGCGTGACGAGGTTGCCGAAGTCGTCGTAGTCCATGTTGATGGCCGACTCCATGCTCGTGGCAGGAATGGCATCTGGACGAGTGGCGGAGATGACACCGGTGGAGAAGCCATTGCTTCCATCCAGAAGCATCTGGTCATCGAGCGCGTCTGTGGATTGGAATGGCATTAGAGGATGTCCTGGAACGTGTAGTCGTAGAGGCTATCCGGGATGATGCGGCTGATCTGCTGCTGCTGTCCTCGCTCCATGTCCTTCATGATGGAGACCTGAGCAGCGCCCTCTTGGAACTTGGCCTGTGCCTTGCCGTACTGGCGGGAGTATTCGAGGAGATCGCCTTCGGTGTAGGCCATGAGGGCGTTCTCGACACCGCGAAGCTCGAAGTTGGTGTCGTTGGATATGGTTGTCGCCTCACCGAACTGCCGCATCTGCGACTGTTTCTTTCCGAGGATGAACAGGGTGCCGTCGGTGTTGGGCGTGGGTACGAGCTTGATGCGAGGGACACCGGCCTCGCCGTAGGAGACACCGAGAACGCGAGCCCAGTTGACGAAGTTGCCCGGGGTGGACTTGCGGCTATCGACGTTGTTCCAGGTGTTGGGATCGAGCTGGAAGAACGAGACCCATTCTGAGGATGGAACCTCGATGCCGTCGGTCTCGCCGGTGATGGTGAAACGCGAAGCGACCGGGAAGTCGAGGAACATGTTGTAACCGGTCCCGGAGGTGTACGTGGCGGTGACGTAGTCCGAGATGGTGACGAGTTCTTGGCCGTTGGTGACGGCTGTGGAGATGACGCCGAGGGTATCGTTCCAGAGGCACGAGTCCCAGATCATCGAGTAGCGACGGATGCAGAACTTCTTGGCCAACGCGAGCGTGGCTGCGTCGGTGAAGGAGAGCTTGTCGCAAGCCGCTTGGGCTACTTCAGATGGTTTCATGTGTACTCGATCAGTTCAAAGTGGACCTTGGCCTGAAACGTCGTTCCCGTTTGACCGAAGTATGAAGGATTCGGGTTGGCTGCAATGGTGACGTTTTGTGAGGAGCCAACGGTGATCCAGATCTTGAACGTGTGGCTTGATGCCGTTGATGTGAAGAC